TTGTAAAGCTCTTAGTAATTCATCCTCGTATAATAATTTTAATTCTTGTACACGTTGAGGTGCTAATTTTTGTGCTAAATAATAAGTAAGTCCTGAACACATTGCCGGAACAAATCTATACACTATATCCGAAGCGTTCGTGTACGATCCTGCATCTTGTATTCTTTTTACAAAAAAGAAGTTAATAGTATTTCCTGCTTCCGTAGCACTAGGTGCTAGATATAAAGTAACCGATACTCTATCAATAAGTCTTTGAACAAAATATTGAGTAGGAGTTCCTTGTTGAGACTTAGCCGATAAACCTTGATAGGTTGATCTGTCAATTTTAGTCAAAGGAAAATCTACTTGAGTAGAATTTCTATAAGAAGCTTCTAACATATCGTCATAACCATATAAAATAGTTGCATGGTCGTATACGACATCATCATCCGCGTGACTAGCTGCGGAAGTACTATTCGCGCCACGAGTGGCTCCGGTTAAACTAGTAGTGTCTGAATTTTGTCCTGAGTAAGTAATCTGTTCTGTTCCAATTAAAATAGTTCCAGAAGTAGGAAACCCTACTAAAGAATTTAAAGGAATAGTGGTCGCTGTATCATTAATGGCTGCGGATAAACTATTGAAAACCCCACTGGAAGTTCCATCAGAAGGAGATCTATAAAAATTATAAACGATTTGACCTTGAACTAAAGTAAAAGAATTATTTTCTACTTCCCAAAATTTAAGACCTCTGTTTCCCCATTCTGAAAATAAAATATTTAAAGAACGTCTAGAAGTTCTCATGTTATTTCCAGACATAGGATTTAATCCTAATCTTTCAAAAGCTTCCGTGATAACGTCATCAATGAAGAAATTCTTATCCCAAGTATATGTGCCGGAAGTAATGTTAGTCATTTAGACTCCTACCCTGCTGTTAGACCTGGACCAGAATATTTATCTGTTAATAAAGTAACTGCAGCTACTGTAAAAGTAGAAACATAAACTCCTTTTGGAAATAAAATTCCATCTTCAGGAAAAGAAAAATTAATAATATCTCCTGCAGGGACATCCGCTTGGAATAATGTGTCTCCAGTTGCACTGGTAGTTTTTAAAATAACAGTACCGGACGTTGCTAGTCCTGCAACAACAATTCCTCTTAGTCTTACAGGTGGTGCTACGATTACATTGGTAGTTGCTCCTGCAATTCTTGTTGCTTGTATGTCTGCTTTATATGAACCCATTTTATTCTCCTTAGTAAAGAGCTCCCGAAGGAGCTCTACAAATTAATTATTTATTATGCGTCCGCAAACGGAGTTACTTGTGTGCCAGATGATTTTATGTATGCTTCCACAAAATATTGAGCACTAGCTACCGCTGTGACTTTAATAATAGTTCCAACAATTCCACCTGAAGTAGTACCATTAAAAGTCATCACATCATTAGCTGCTCCTGGAAACCAAGCTGAGCCGGTTGCTGCAGTAGATACTAGACTTTTTGCAAAACCAATAAATTTATCAGTTCCATCTGTTAAGATATCCATATCTGTTGCTGCAGTTTGAATAATAAACGTATAAGTAGCTCCAAGATTAGAGGCTACATTTGGATCATTATCTCCAGCAGTTGAACCTGCACTACCAGTTGTAATGGTAGGTAAAGTAAATTTACCATCCGCGTCATTACAAAGTAAGATTCTACCTGCATGATCATTCATTGTTAAAGTTGTATCAGCAGTTAAACTAACCGCTGCTGTTGGTCCGAAATTAATAAAACCATTTAATGATCTTACTGGTCCCGAAAAGGTTGTGTTTGCCATGATTATATTCTCCTAGTTAATTGGAATCCGTCTCTAGGCGGTCGACTATACGCGTCGGTTCCAATATTGTTAATGTATAGTAAATGAAATATAGACTAATTTATAGAAAAGAGCAAGATATCCTTATGGGAAAAACGCTTTTTCCAGCGATAGTAGCTTGACTATTTAGCCAGCTATAGAATAGTCAGAAGCAACGGATTCTATCTTTACTTGATGTAAGATCTCTTTAGCTTCAGTCGCTTTAATTTGACTGATTACTTTTTTGATCTCTTCATCGATCCTAACCATATTTAAGGTATACACACCTTCTTTATTATGGTCTTGCTCCCACTCTAGTTCAAGCGATCTTTTGGTTTGATAAAGATCCTTGATCTGATTGTGTTCCATGTACAATCTCCTCGTAGGTTAAATGACAGTTCTTTGTAGAACTACCATTAGGAGTGAACTTTATATCTTTTTTTCCTATTTTGTCAAGGATAGCACTTTCTACTCCGTGTGCACTATCTAATGCCTCTATGGTCATTTCTGCTTTATATCCGTATGCGCTTATTTTAACTAAAAATTGTTTCATCATGGTTCGTCCTTTCTATCAAAAAGAAAGGCCCCAGTAAAGGGGCCTTTCAAATAATTAATACTTTAAAATCAAGTACTAAGCTGCGCCTGAAGAACCGAACATTCCTCTAGGGTCAGACCAACCAAAAGAGTATCTCTCTCTTGCTTTGTATCTAACGTTTCCAGTATCGAAGTCACCTTCCATAGCTGTTTTGATAGCTGTTCTGACAAAATGCTTCATTCCATTAGGAACGTCCGTTTTGATAAAGAATGCATCAGGATCAGTAAAGAAATTGTTCACAGAGTAACCTTGTGGAACCATTCCCATGTTCTTGATTGCATTGATATCATTGTCAGCAGTACCAACTCTATTTGAAGATTTCATTAGTCTGTCAGCTGTAAATTGAAGCTCAGAAGGAATAAGTAATTTCATTCCTCTAGCAGCAATTTTTAAACCTCTTTCATCAGTGAAAGCAGCGATGTCAATTAATGACTGCTCTAATGAAGTTTCGTTTAAATCAGCTTGAGTTGCTAATGTATTACTGAAAGTTCCAGCAATAGTTGGGTGTGATTGAGATAGTAATGGTTGTCCATCACCACCTGCAAACGATGTATTAAACGCGTTGTTTAATACGCCGGCAGCTTTTACTTGTTTGGTATTTGCCATAGATCTTGCTAAAGCTTTTGTATATCTAGACGCTAATCTATCATACAAATTATCTTCGATCGCTTCTTCTGTGATCGCAAATGCTAAAGCAATTGTCTCAGCAGTATATCTAGCAGTAAAAGTCTCTTGAGCGTTATCGAACACAACACCTGAACCTTCAGGTTTAACTTGTGCATTCGCGAATCCTGATAACATTACTTCCTCTTCGAAAGCTCTGTCGGAAGATTCAATTCCGCCGTCGTAGATCTCTACGTGCTGGTTTTCATACCGTTTATATTCCAGGCCGAATAGTGCATTCAATCCTGGCTCTAGTTCTTTAACTAGTTGTCCTCTTGATATAGCCATAATTTATTCTCCTATTATATGCCTGTTGATTGTTTTAAGAAATGTTCATTGATGATTCCTACAACATTCACGTTTGCCGCATAAGTAGTGGCATTCGCTAAAGACTTATTAAGAATATCTTTCGATACACCTAATATTCTAAATTGTGCTGTTGCTGAGGTTACACCTGATGAAGACAACTCTACGTCCGAATTGTAGTTCGAAACCGAACCTGCCGTATAAACAGTATTGGTATTTAAACCGATATTAGCTATAGGTAGAGTTCCGTCCATTTGAACTTCAAATCTTTCATAAGGATCATCACTTACAAAGCCAACAATATCTGTTGCAGTATTGCTCGCAGCTAAGTGATTAGCCCATCTTGGTTTTTGGTCTGGTACATCAGTATAAAAAACACCGTTTAAGGAACCTAATAGTACCGCAGTTGACGTTGCAGCTACACCAATATAACCAGTTGCTAAAAATTGCACTGGGTCATGTTGGTATATCGCATCTGAACTTGCAGCAATATTATATTCACTTAAACCTTGGTTGTCATTATTCTGTCCAGCTTTGCCGATGGCTCTAAAGCCAAAAGCACTGTCTTGGTTTACTAGTGACATTTTGTTTACTCCTGTTTAAGTTTAATAATATCGCGTTCTTTTTGGAATTACTAAAAAATTATTTTTTAGAACCACCAAAAGTTACACGACTCTGCCTTTCACTATTGAAAGGCATACTTGGGTGCTGCTCCTTCATGAGATCGTTATTAACCGCTTCGTCACGGTCTTTAGTTTGTTGCTCGTAATATTTCGTACGTGCTTCTGCAATCTCCTTGGGTATCCTAGCCAGCACTAGGCCACCATGTCCAATAACACCTGCGTATTTTCCTTCTTTAATCGTGGAATAAGATCCTTCTGGATATTCATCGGTTCTCACCAATTCCCATCCTGATCTTAGTTTGCTCGAGATATTTTTACTATCATCGTTTCCTAAGATTTCGGTTCTCAACCAACGATGGACGAA